TTTTTCTTATACCAATTGATAGACAAATCTCTATCACCTGCTGCGTTTCGTATTGTATCAAATATACTTGCCATGATAACTATTTATATGTGCTACTAAATAATTAGATGAGGAAAAGAATAGGACGTATATCAAACAGAATACTGGTGCAAGGCAAGTATAGACCACAAAACCCATACAAATACAAAGGTGATCCTACTAATATCATATACAGATCATCATGGGAACTGACGGTGTTCAAATATCTAGACACAAACCCAAGTATATTGAAGTGGGCAAGTGAGGAGTTCTTTGTACCTTATCGACATCCACTTACCAATAGAGTCAGTCGATACTTTCCTGACTGTTGGTTGCGCTACAAAAATAGTAAAGGTCAGATTATAGAGACAGTATGGGAAATCAAACCTAAGAAACAGACGGTGCCACCAACTGTACCAAAACGCAAGACAAAATCATGGAAGTATAATGCAGAGCAGTATGTGATCAACAACGCCAAATGGACAGCGTGTAAGAAGTATTGCGACAAACGAGGTTATGACTTTCAAATCATTACAGAGGATATACTCAAACATTGGTCAACAATTCCTTCACTATAACAGATAAATAGTCATATGGCAAGTTTAGCAGAGAGATTACTCAACAGAATATCAGGTGGTGTATTAAACAGAAGCGCAAGCAATGTGGCGGCGTCCGCACCTATTCGTAATTCTAGAGGTAAAGAGTTTAGCAGTTCAGACGACTTTGAACAATCAAACGTCAATCGTTACTCTTATGGTTCATTACGTTATCCTTTTGATTTGGGTGCAACGGAAGAATATGGACATTATATGTTGTTTCATATATTTGAACGCACTAATTCAAAATATCATGGACCTCAAGAAGTACCTTTTGCAGAAGGTGTAGATGATGAACAAGGGTTTGATATACCAAAAACAAAAACAGTAGATAAACAACATTTAACATATTCACCTGGTGTTGTCAAGAGAGCAGACAATGCTGCGAAGTTAAAGAGTGTATATAAAAGACAAGATGATAGTTTATCTAAGAGTATAAGTGGTGGTCTTCGTAAGAGTAAAAGATTGGTACGCACAAAAGATACCATTGCTCTGTATATGCCCAATGGTTTGAAAGCAGAATACGGTGTCAATTATAAATCAAGTGAATTAGGTATGGCAGGTGTTCTTGCACCAGACTTGGCAGGCATATCAAACATAGATCAAGTAATTTCTACTCTGAAAAATGCAGGTACAGGTGCGGCAGTAAGAGACACAATTGCAGACGCATTGGCGGTGGGAGCGACTACAAAAGTGGCTGGATTTCTATCTGGCGCAGATGTAGAAGGCGCTACAAGAAAAATACTTGGTAAGGCAATCAATCCTGCGCTCGAGGCGATATTTACAGGTGTTGACTTGCGTAGTTTTAATTTTAGTTTTAGATTTACACCAAGAAATGAGAAAGAGTTTCGTGTTGTAGACGCAATTATCAAGACATTTAAGTTTCATATGCACCCAGAGAGAGTACCAGGACAGAATATAGGTCGTCATTTAATATTTCCAAGTGAATTTGATCTACAATTTATGTTTGGTGGCGTAGAGAACTCATGGTTACCATTTGCTTCATCATGTGTGTTAAGTAAGATGAATGTAAATTATGGACCAGGTGGCGAGACACAGTTTCTTAAACCAATTACTGTAAAAGGTGGTAAAGCACCACCTCCAAGTGAAATCAACATGACATTACAATTCAAAGAGACAGAAATTATGACTAAAGAGAAGATTAACGAAGGATTCTAATGAGTTATTTCGAAAAATTTCCACTCTATCAATATGATATCTCCGACACGCAAGAGAGAACACTTATAACAGATATTCTACGCCGTGTCAATCTAAAAGGTAATGCACGAGTAAATACGTTAGTCTTTGACACTTATACCGTACAAGATGGTGACCAACCAGACATGGTCGCACACAAATACTATGGCGACTCTAATTTACATTGGCTCATTGTCACTATTAACAACATAACCTCCCGTTATGATTGGCCGCTAGATCAAGTCGCATTATCACAATACGTCAATGATAAGTACAGTAATCCAGACGGTATTCATCATTACGAGATTAATGCGACTTCTGGCGATACAACAACAAAATTAGAAGTCAGTAGCGACACAGATGGCGCAACCTCTATTACAAACTACGAATACGAAGAACGAGAAAACGATAATAAACGACAAATACGACTATTAGATCGTTTTTATGTGCAACAATTTAAGAAGGACTTTGAGAGACTAATCGCTCGAAGAAGATAAAATGGCAAATGAATTACAATTTGCTGGTGATTATAGACTAGGTCCCATTGTATTATACTCACCCAGTGATCCTATAGACTTACGACCACTCATGTTAGAGTTAAACCTCTATGAGAGTGTGCATAGTCCAAACATGTATGGTAATCTCGTCATACGAGACAGCGCCAATCACAAACAAAATGCGCCTATTATTGGACAAGAAGAATTAGAGTTTGAATTATCATTGCCAGACAACGAAACCATTGATGTGACAAAGTATCGCATGAGAATATACAAGGTTGATAATATCACTGAAACCGCAGAAAGAGAACAGGTTTATACCCTACACTTTATCACAAAAGAGGCCTTTCGTAATGCTCGCACTACCATCCGCGGCGCACACGAAGGACCAAGTGACGTTATCTTTGCACGAATTATGCGAAACATCATAGGTACGAATAAACAAATAAACATAGAACCAGCGAATACAAATTTCAAACTGTTGGGTAATAATATGCGACCATATGACTATCTACGCATGTTAGCGAAACGTACACAATCAGCGAAGTATGAAAGTGCTGGTTATCTATTCTATGAAAACCATCGTGGTATTCATTTTCGTACATGGGAATCCTTGACACAAGCTGGGGATCGTAATCAAAGCGTGAAAGTAGATTATTATGTCAATCCACCAGGTGAACAAATCGTGGTAGACGAAGACATGCGAAAGATACGGTCTTATGAAATTGTGAAGGCGCAAGACGCATTAGCGGGTCATGCGAGTGGATTATTTGGGTCCAAACACTATGCCTATAATCGACACACAAAGACGTTGAATATTACCAATTCAGACTATACAACAAAATTTTTAAAACGAAACACGACAGAGGGCTTAGGTTTTCCGTTATATCCTAACAATCCAGAAGAAGATAGTGGCAAGACCTACGCCGATTTTACAGACGCTAGAATCTTTACCACCACTTCGGACTCATCGCTACACACACAAAGCGACACAGATACAAAGAATTATAACAATAACGAAGCAATATTGCAAGATCGACTACATGATACATTAGACCATGAACAGTTAGTAGTTAAGTGTAGTGTGCCAGGCAATACTAATCTTGCAGCTGGTGATATGGTGAGTCTGAATATACCCACCTATGAGAGTATTGACACCGCTGCAGATCGTATCTATGACCTGTATTTAAGTGGTCGATATATACTGACAGAGGTGGTACATAGTGTCAATGAAGTCAATTATGTGACAACGTTTACATGTGTACGAAATGATGTCTTTACACCATACCCAGAAACGAATGAGAGTATTGAAACACGAATGAATACCGTAGAACCACAAAGAGGAACCGCTAATGTGAATGGAACCGCCTATGTAGGAGAGTCAGATGAGGCGGAAGGATACTAAATGAAAGACTGGATAGAGCATAGATTGAACGTTTTGCGTGACGATAAAACCCTTGATTTATATGACTTATTAGAGAAGAAACGTTTACAAAGTTTACAAGAACCTGTAAATAATTTACAATACGCAAAGGTTGTAAAGAATAGTAAGTCTAGTTCGATAAAACAAACAACTTATGGGAAAAAATTTTTAGATAAATGAAAACTTATTACGGAGTAGTAGAGAGTCGAGCAGATCCTAAACAGTTAGGTCGTCTGAGAGTTCGTGTATTAGGCCTACACACAGAGGACAAGACACAGTTACCTACCGCAGACCTGCCATGGGCCACAGTAGTGACACATGACGGTGCACAGTCTGGTTTTGGCACTACGCCATCCTTCTTTGTAGAAGGCACATGGGTGCTCGTAGGCTTCTTTGACAAGGACAGACAAGAGCCGTATATACTTGGTGGCCTACCTGGTATACCTGACGCCCTAGGTGACCCGAACACAGGCTTTCATGACCCGAATAGACGGAGCACAGATGATAGCACAGACGAATATAACCAGTCTGTATACCCTAAGGCAGTTGACACGAGTGACGTACATGAGAACGCAAGAGGCAGTAACACGGCCGCCAATCCAGTTGCAAGAGATAACATAAGAAAAACAGCAGTACCTACGGCAGACTTTGACCCGATGACAGTATCAACAGTTACGGGCAGTATTACGGTAAGTGCAAGTGACGGCAGTACCTATGATGAACCACGTGTTGTAGATGATACACTTAATGGTAACCCAGGCACCTATCGTCCTACGTATCCTAAGAACCATGTATTCAATACAGAGAGTGGGCACTTGTT